AAGAAAGCTGGTTTGACGATGACGTCACTCCACAGCTTTTCAAGGATGAACTGATGGCAGGCTCCGGCGATATTACCGTGTGGATTAACAGTCCCGGCGGCGACTGCGTGGCGGCTGCCCAGATCTACAATATGCTGATGGATTACAAGGGCAATGTCACGGTCAAAATTGACGGCATTGCAGCCTCCGCAGCATCCGTGATTGCAATGGCAGGAACGAAAGTGCTGATGTCCCCTGTGTCCATGATGATGATTCACAATCCTATGACGGTTGCATTCGGTGATTCTGCGGAAATGCAGAAAGCCATCGATATGCTCTCAAGCGTTAAGGATTCCATCATCAATGCCTATGAGATTAAGACAGGCTTGTCCCGTACAAAGCTGTCCCACCTTATGGATGCGGAAACATGGATGGACGCAAACAAGGCCGTGGAACTTGGCTTTGCTGATGAAATCATGCAAAGAACTGCCACGGACGAAGTGGATGTGCCACAGGTATCCATGCTTTATTCCAAAGCAAATGTGGTCAATTCACTGATGGATAAGGTTGCCGCCAAGTGTGCAATCAAATCCGAACCAACCCGAAAAACCAAAGCCGATGACCTCATGGACAGGCTAAATCTTATCAAAAATTGGAGGTAATTTATTATGACTATCAATGAACTGCGCGAAAAGCGTAACCAGGCTTGGGAGGCTGCAAAAGCATTTGTGGAAACCAAGCGCGACAAGGACGGTCTGCTTTCCGATGAGGATGCAAAGACCTATGCACAGATGGAGAAGAAGGTTCAGGACTACGGTGCTGAAATCGAGCGTATGGAGGCTATGGCAACAATGGATGCACAGCTTTCCAAGCCTACCTCTACTCCTATCACTGAAAAGCCTATGAACGGCAAGACTATGGACGGCAAGAAGGAAAAGACCGGACGTGCATCCGACGCCTACAAGGACGGTATGCTCAAGGCTCTCCGTACCAACTTCCGTAACGTGTCCAATGTTCTCCAGGAGGGTGTGGATGCCGATGGTGGTTATCTCGTACCCGAAGAGTATGACTCCCGTCTTATCGAGGCATTGGAGGAAGAGAATATCTTCCGTAAGCTGGGTCACACCATCACTACAAGCGGTGAGCGTAAAATCAACATCGCTGCCACTAAGCCTGCGGCTGCGTGGATTGATGAGGGTGAGGAACTCACTTGGGGTGATGCGAAGTTCGCCCAGATCAACCTGGACGCACACAAACTCCATGTTGCTGTTAAGGTAACCGAGGAACTTCTGTATGACAATGCTTTCGGTCTTGAGAATTACATCATCCGTCAGTTCTCCAAGGCTCTTGCAAATGCAGAAGAGGATGCATTCCTCAACGGTACGGGAACAGGTCAGCCTTTGGGTCTGCTTGCAGAAGAAGGCGGTGCCGAAATCGGTGTGACTGCTGCATCTGCAACGGAAATCACTGCCGATGAAATCATCGACCTTGTGTACTCCCTCAAGCGTCCTTACCGTAAGAACGCCAAGTTCATCTGTAATGACCAGACTTTGGCAGCCATCCGCAAGTTGACTGACAATAACGGCCGTTACCTTTGGCAGGATTCCGTACAGGCGGGAGAGCCTGGCAGACTGTTGGGTTATGAGGTGTACACTTCTCCTTATTTCCCTGTAATCACTGCTGGTATGCCTGCCATTGCATTTGGTGACTACAACTACTACAACATCGGCGACCGTGGTACTCGTTCCTTTGCGGAACTGAAGGAACTCTTCGCCGGAAACGGTATGGTTGGTTTCGTTGCCAAGGAGCGTGTGGACGGTAAGCTGGTGCTTGCTGAAGCCGTGAAATTGCTCAAGATGGCTACTGCCTAAGATGGGAGGTGGCAGTGATGAGCGAACTTCTTACGAAAGTTAAGGAGAATCTGATACTGGAGCATTCGGTGGACGATGGTCTGATTGAAAGGTTCATCACTGCCGCCGTTTCCTATGCGGAAAGCTATCAGCACATCGAGGTAGGATATTATACGGAAAATGCGATGCCCGCAACCACGGAACAAGCCGTGATTATGTTGGCGTCGCATTTCTATGAATCCAGGGACGGCTCCACAGGCGGGTTCTTTGCCGACAATGTGCAGGCAGGTCAGCAGGTTTGGAACACGGTCAACCTACTTCTCAGGCTCGACCGAGATTGGAAGGTGTGACATGAGTTTCGGAAAAATGAATGGCTTTGCTGATATTGTCATTACCAAACGCATCAAGGACAGCGAGGGTTTCTCTACTACGGCGGATGAAATCCTCGCCTCTGTCCGTGTGTACAGAGAAGGTCGCCACGGAAGTGAGCGGTGGGCAAACCTCGCCACTTTCTCCGAGGCAACTGACCTGTTTCGTTTTCGCAGCATTCCCGGTCTTACCGTTACCACCGACCACATTTTGGTGTGTGAGGACGGACGCTTTGAAATCACATCCGTGGAGGATGTAAAAGGCAGAGGAATGTACACAGAGGTGCTTGCGAAAAAGGTGGTGGCAACAAGTGGCTAAAGTGGATATTAAAATGCCGGAGGAGTTTTTGCAGCGTATCTCAAGGCTCGGTTCGGACTTTGACCCCGTTGCCGAAAAGGTACTGGAAGCCGGAGGCGAGATAGTCCTTGCCAAGGCACAAAGTAACCTGTCTTCGGTTGTGGGAAAAGGTACGAAGTACGAATCTCGCTCCACAGGCGAATTGGAGTCGGCGCTTGGTCTGTCCTCTGTAAAGATGGATAAGAACGGCAACCACAACATCAAGGTTGGTTTTGCAGAACCCCGTGGGGATGGTGTCAGCAACGCAAAACTGGCCAATATCATCGAATACGGCAAACACGGTCAGCCTGCCAAACCTTTTATGAAACCAGCGAAAACTGCAACCCGTGCTGCCTGTATCAGTGCCATGCAGGACAAATTTGAAGAGGAGGTCAGAAAGCTGTGAGTGTACTTTCAGATATCAATACGGCTTTGGAGCAGTTGGGCATTCCTTTGGAAACAGGAGTGTTCCATGACGAGGCGCCGGATAAATATATCGTGGTAGTGCCTATGGCAGACAGCTTTGAACTTCATGCGGATAATGCTCCCGGATGTGATATCCAGGAGGCACGAATTTCCCTGTATGCCAAAGGCAGTTATACCAAAGAGAAAAATGCAATCGTCCGTGCCTTGCTTGGTGCGGATTTTACCATAACTGACCGAAGATACATCGGTTATGAAACAGAAACAGGCTACTTCCATTACAACGTGGATGTGGCAAAACATTATGAAATGGAGGAATAATCAATGGCTACTATTGGTCTTGACAAACTGTATTATGCCAAAATCACCGAAGATGAAAACGGTAATGAAACCTATGCCTCTCCGGTGCAGATGGCAAAGGCGATGACCGCCGACCTCTCCGTGGAACTTGCGGAGGCAACCCTTTATGCCGATGACGGCGCTGCCGAAATCGTCAAGGAATTCAAGTCCGGCACTCTTTCTTTGGGTGTGGATGATATCGGTGCTTCTACCGCATCTGACCTCACCGGGGCGACCATCGATGCCAACGGTGTAGTGGTGTCCACAAGTGAAGATGGCGGTGAGCCTGTGGCTGTGGGTTTCCGTGCGAAGAAATCCAACGGCAAATATAAATACTACTGGCTTTACCGTGTGAAGTTCGGTATCCCTGCCACAAACCTTGCTACCAAGGGTGACAGCATCACTTTCAGTACACCTACCATCGAGGGTACGATTCTGCGCCGTAACAAAGTGGACGGTCAGAACAAGCATCCTTGGAAGGCAGAGGTTACCGAGGGCGATTCTGCTGTTGCAGAAGATATCATCACAAACTGGTATCAGGAAGTATATGAGCCTTCCTATGCTACCGAGGCCGCGGAATAAGGAGGATTTGATACATGGATAAAGAACGCTCTGCAATTATCAATATCGGCGGTGACGAGTATACTTTGCTCCTCACTACCAAGGCAACAAAGGAAATCGCAGGACGCTACGGCGGTCTTGAGAACCTTGGCGATAAGCTGATGAAGTCCGAAAACTTCGAGATGGCTATCGGCGAAATCGTGTGGCTGATTACCCTGCTTGCCAATCAGTCCATCCTTGTCCACAATCTGAAGAACAAGGAAAACAAAAAGGATGTCCTTACAGAGGAGATGGTGGAACTTTTGACCACACCTTTGGATCTGGCTGATTACAAATCTGCCATTACCGAGGCTTTGTATAAGGGCACCAAGCGAAATGTGGTCAGCGAGGCTGACTCAAAAAACGTGGCGGTCGAGTAAGTGACGATGAGTTATTTACTCGACTTTTATATTACGGCATCGCACATCTTCATCTGACACAGGATGAGGTGTGGCTGATGCCGTTTGGTCTGCTCCTGGATTTATGGGAATGCCATAAACAGTATAACGGGCTTGCGAAGCCTGCGAGGGAATATTTCATTGATGACATTATTCCTGCCGGAATCTGATGAAGGAGGTGGTTTGAAGTGGCAGATGATTTTGGCTTAAAAATCGGTCTTGAGGGCGAGAAAGAATTCAAGAAGGCACTGTCAGAAATCAATCAGTCCTTCAAGGTTCTCGGCTCGGAAATGAAGGTCGTACAGTCGCAGTTCGACAAAAACGACAGTTCCGTAGAAGCACTCACGGCAAGAAACCAAGTGCTGAATAAGGAAATCGAGGCACAAAAACAGAAAATCGAAACCCTTCGTTCTGCCCTTGCCAATGCCTCCGAGTCCTTCGGTGAAAATGACCGCAGAACGCAGGCATGGCAGATTCAGCTTAATAACGCTACGGCGGCGCTCAATGATATGGAGCGTGAACTCGACCGTAACAATGCGGCGCTTGATGATGCCGAGCGTGAAATGGATGAGGTTGCTGACAGTACCGACGATATGAGCGAAGAACTGGACGATGCCGGAGATTCTGCTGAAAAGAACAAGGGCAAATTTGAAAGCCTCGGTTCTGTCTTAAAGGGTGTCGGTGTGGCAATGGGAGCGGTGGTTACGGCTGCCGCTGCCGCCGCAGTTTCCCTTGGCAAGGCAGTAGTTGAATCCTACGCAGAATATGAGCAGTTGGTCGGCGGTGTCGATACGCTGTTTAGGGATTCCTCTGCTACACTGCAGGAATATGCAAACAACGCCTATAAGACGGCGGGTATGTCGGCAAACGACTATATGTCCACGGTCACATCTTTTTCTGCCTCCCTTATTTCTTCCCTCGGAGGAGATACCGAGGTGGCAGTAAAGTATGCGGATATGGCCATTACGGATATGGCGGATAACGCCAATAAGATGGGTACGGATATCGGACTCATCCAGAACGCATACCAGGGATTTGCCAAGCAGAACTATACAATGCTGGACAACTTGAAACTCGGTTACGGCGGCACCAAGACTGAAATGGAACGTCTGCTTGCCGATGCACAGGCGATTTCCGGTATTGAGTATGATATCAGTTCCTATGCCGATGTGGTTTCTGCCATCCATGTGATTCAAGAGAGCATGGGTGTGGCGGGTGCAACGGCAGCAGAGGCGGAACACACCATTGAGGGTTCTTTGAACTCCATGAAGGCTGCCATCGATAACCTTATCGTAGGTTTCGGTAATGCAGATGCAGACATTGAAATGCTCTGCAACAATGTGGTGGATGCGTTCCAGGATGTGCTGACCAACATCACGCCTGTAATCGAAAACATTATATCGGCACTGCCAACGGCTCTGAACGCCCTGCTCGCAACAGTGGGAGAACTTCTTCCGACACTTTTGGATACCGTGGTTGACCTGTTTTCGCAGGTGCTGAACACCATACTTACCATGCTGCCGAAACTTATCCCCGTGGTAATCGATGCACTGATGACCATCGTAAACACACTGATTGAAAATCTGCCGTTGCTGATTGATGCGGCCATTCAGATTGTGATGTCTTTGGTGCAGGGCATCGGCGAGGCACTTCCTACGCTGATTCCAACAGCAGTGCAAGCAGTCATTACCATCGTGCAGAGTCTGATTGACAGCCTGCCGATGATTTTGGATGCAGCGTTGCAGTTGATTATGGGATTGGCACAGGGACTGCTTGATGCAATTCCTGTGCTGATTGAGGCTCTGCCTTCCATTATCCTTGCCATCGTGGAATTTGTCATCGGTGCGATTCCGCAGATTATTGATGCAGGCATTCAGCTTTTGACTTCTTTAGTATCTGCGTTGCCGGAAATCATCGTGGCAATCGTGGAGGCAATCCCGCAGATTATTGAGGGTATCATCACAGCGGTGCTTGGGTCAATCCCACAGATTATACAGGCGGGTATCGACCTGCTTGTTGCACTTATCCAGGCACTGCCGGAAATCATCACAACCATTGTGGCAGCCATTCCGGAAATCATCGGTTCTGTGGTCAATGCTCTGATTAACAGCATTCCGCAAATCGTACAGGCAGGTGTGACGCTCTTTATTTCCTTAATAAAGAACCTGCCGACCATCATCGTAGAAATTGTAAAAGCCGTACCGCAGATTCTGTCCGGCTTGGTTTCTGCCTTTGGTAAGGGAGTATCACAGCTTGCCGATGTAGGTGCAAACCTCGTCCGTGGTTTGTGGCAAGGTATCCAGTCCCTTGCATCCTGGCTTTGGAACAAGGTATCCGGTTGGATTTCTTCCATCTGGGATGGTATTTGTGACTTCTTCGGCATTGCATCTCCGTCCAAGGAAATGGGATGGGTCGGTGAAATGCTTGTGGAAGGTCTGGCAGGTGCAATCAATACCAATGGTAAAGATGCGGTTGCCGCTGCTGAAAGCATGAGCAAGGACATCAACGATGTGATGCACAGCCTTGCTGATGATATGACTACGGCACTTCCTACGGACTTTAGTGTGAATGGTACGGTCAACCGTAATGATACGGTATCCGGTGCAGGATTCGGCACAGGTGCACTTATCACCATTCAGCAGATGATTGTCCGAAGCGAAGAGGATATCCGCAAGATTTCCCAGGAACTTTACAATTTGATTCAAAGTGGCTCCCGTGCACAGGGACACTTTACTACGGCATAAAGGAGGGTTTTGACCTATGGGTTTTATTTTCAATGACATTACGTCGGGCAGCATGGGCATCAAAGCTCGCCTTACTTCCTGGCAGGTGTGTGGTAAGATGCGTAATTTTACCACCACCGTGCCTGGTAAATACGGTGTGGCAGATTTCGGTGCAGATTTCGATTACCGTGAAATCACTGTCCACTGTAACATTTACCCCAAGGCTAATTTTACTGCGTTGGTATCAGCCTTGGATGATATCGCAGCATGGCTTGACCCCGTGCAGGGATTACGCCAGCTTGTGTTTGATGATGTGCCGGACAGATATTTTATGGCAAGACTGAACGATGCGGTGGACTGTGAAAGGCTCATCCGCTCGGCAGGCTCCTTTGACCTAAAGTTTTTCTGCCCAGACCCCTTTGCCTATGCCATTACGGATGAAACTTTCTCCGTAACGGAAGAAGGGGTTCACGCCATTACCCGAACTATCGGAAACATCGAGTCCTTGCCCGTGTATCGCATTGAGGGTGTGATAACGGCAGGAGCAAGTAATTATATCAGCATTACCACAAACGGCTCGGAACTGAAAATCGTAAACGCAACTCTCTCCGAAGGAGAAACCCTTGTTGTGGATACCGATAAAATGACAGCCTATGTGGTAGATGAAAACGGCGAGACGCTGCGAAACGGTCTGCCGTATTTACAGGAACTGAACTTTCCGACCCTTGCTGTCGGAGAGAACACCGTCACGGTGGAAGTAAACAATGCCACGCTGACGGAACTTCAAATTCAAGCGAAGAGTAGATGGAGGTGACGGCATGGCTCTGAAAATGATTCTGAATAAGCAAACAGATTTTACAGGAGAATTTCCTGCGGAGTATGCCACTTCCGGTCTGTGGCGTTTCAACGAGTCTGCACCGGACGAGGATACGGCGCTTGCCGACTCTTCCGGTTATGGACGCAATTTTACCGTTGTGAACTGGAGTGGCACAACCGCCAATTTGAGTTCCAGTCCAAAAGGCAGACAGATTCGTTTTAATATCAATAATCCGACTACGGAGAAAACCCATCTGCAGGTAACCAATGATGGCACAATCTTTGCCAATCTTGGTGAGCGAATCATCGTAGGCGGTTGGATGTGTCCTACCACCTATTCCGTAGGCAATACATTCTGTCCGATTTTCAATACCCGTTACGGTCCGGGACAGCCGATTTTCTACCTGTCTCTGTATTCCGGTAAGCCGAGAATTATGCTTTATAATTCCTCCGGCAGTCTTATTTTGGATAAGACCGTAACGCCATCTTTCTCTTTGCAAAATGGCAAGTGGTATTTCATTGCCGGAGTTATTGAGCCGAACAACAAGCAGTTCACTTATGTTGTTGGTGACCGTTCCTCCGGTACGGTATGGAAATCCGATGTTTTGACAATCGGTGGAGAATTGAACCGTTCCTGCACGGCTGACCTTGTTATCGGTATGCACGCCACGACCTATTATTACGCAGGTGGTTTTGATGAGTGGTTCCTAGACTGTGATTCTCCACTGACCGCAGATGATCTGGTGGATTATTTCAATGCCACTATCCTTTGTAACGGTGCAGACAGTTCCTCTGATGTGGATGCTCTGACCGATGCAAGCGGTGTAACGCTGAAAGCAACCGACAGCGTTTATCCCGAAAGTGGTGTGCTTTATACCAAGGCGGCAGAGTGCAACCTTTCCGGTACAGGCAGGGTTTCCTATACAAGCGAATACATCGCAGGCACAACGGCAATCGCCTCGGTGGAAACCTCTACCAGTGATGACCTTGTGGATTGGAGTGATTGGGTTTTAGTCGGAACGGACGGTAAGCTGCAATCTCCAAACAGAAACTATATCCGTTTCAAGGTAACGCTGACCACTACGGATACTTACAAGACACCGAAACTCATTGATATCCGTTTGTATGACATTCCGAAAGCACCTTATGAGAAAATCGGCTATGCCCGTCCTGTGGTGCTTGATGATAACGGTGCGTGGGAGGCCATTTTGGAAAATGCCTACGATATCATCGTAACGGGAGAAATCAACGGCGAGGATACGCTGGCTTTCTCCATTCCGTTCCGTGACAGCAAACGAAAGTATCTGGAGAACGAAAAGAAAATCCAGATCGTAGATGATGTGTATAAGGTGCGTACCATTACGGATGTGAAGGACAGCACCGGAAACACGGTAACGCAGGTGTATGCAGAGGCAGAGTTTTATGACCTTACTTTTTCTGTCCGTAAGGGAGAAAAGAAGTTTGATGCGGAAACGGCGGATGTGGCTATGGCTTATGCCCTTGCTGATACCGAGTGGAGCGTGGGAACGGTTAATGTGACTTCCAAGCGTACATGGACTTCCTCAGAGAAAAACGCACTTTCCATCTTACGCAGCGTTGCCAATCTTCACGGTGGCGACCTTGTTTTTGACTGTCCGAATCGACTGGTGCATTTGCTGACGGTCAACGGCAAGGACAGTGGAGCCTTGTTTGCTTATAAGAAGAACATGAAAAGCATCGAGCGTGTGGTGGATACCCGCTCCCTTGTAACAAGGCTTTATGCCACGGGTGCCAACGGCATGACCTTTGCTGATATCAACGGCGGCAAACCTTACCTTGAGGATTTCACTTATTCCAAAGAAGTGCGTATTACAACCTTGGATTGTTCTTCCTTTACCAACCCTTATCAGATGAAAGAATATACGGCTATGCGCCTTGCAGAATACTGTAAACCTTCCGTTTCCTATGTGCTGAATGCGATGGACTTGTCGGTTCTGACTGGCTATGAACATGAGGCTTGGAACCTGGGCGATTATGTCCGAGTGGAAGATAAGGATTTAGGGTTGTCGGTTACCACCCGTATCGTGCGCCGTGAGTATAACCTGCAGGAGCCTTGGAACACAGTGTTGGAACTTTCCACCACACTGAAAAATCTCGGCAGTTCGGTCAGTTCCATTGATACCATTGCCGATGCCCTGGAAGGTACGGGTATGGTTTCCAACAACGATATCCGTGAATTGGTGCCATTCAACCATCTGCGAAACTCCCGTGCCGATGACGGCCTTGCCTATTGGGTCAGTTCCGGTTTCGAGGCTGACGGAGAAAACGGTGCATCCGGCACGGCTTCCTTCAAGGCTGTGGGTGTGGAAGGCATGACATTGAGCCTTGCCCAGACCGTATATCCTTCCAACCGTGGCAGCTATACACTGTCGGCGCAGATTGCCTCGGAGGATTTGGAGAAACTTTCCGATGATGCCCAGGTCGGCATTGAGGTGGTCATTGAATATGAGGACGGCAGCACGGAAACAAGATTTATTGATTTGTACTGATGGAGGTGTCTATGGCTTATTTTTCTAAAACACAGGAAAAGATTACACCAAGCGGATATTCCTCTAAGGTCAAATCCATTACGGTGCGTGTGTGCATTACCAACTGCACAGGCACTTTATATATAACAGACCTCTTGCTACAGCCGGGTTCTGTAGCCACGGGATGGGTAGGTCATCCCTGTGAGATGAAATGGGTGCTGGATGGCTAATCCCGTTTTTATCCGACTGGCAGAGGTCATAAACAAGAAACAGGATATGCGTGTTGTGAGCGTTACGGTAAAACCTACCCTTACCAACTGCTCCGGCACGATTTGGTTTACCGACCTTATGCTGCAGGAGGGACCGGCACTGACAGGCTATGTGCCACACACCGAAAGCAGACTCACGGAAGACACCAAGGTGTGGTTCAACGGTGTGGTTCGCTCCAAGGAAACGGTCATCATCTGCAATGTGGGCGATACCTCCGGCGGCTTGGATGTCCATATCTATCCGAAATCCGATATGGCGGCAGGCTCGGTGCAGCTTGCCCAGGGCGTTGGTGGTCAAAAGGTCACATTCCCAAATGCTCTGTCTGCGGAGGATGACCTTGCCCTTCTTGCTTCGGTCAGAGAATGCACCAAGAACGGTGTGACCGAGCCAAAAGAGGGATTTTATCAATACAGTGCCGCTTGGGATTCCAAGCACATGGTCACCTTGGAGGACGGCAAGTCTGCCAGGGTTCTTTTTGAGTTGCAGCAAATGACGGATGGAGGTGTGTCGATTTGAGGGATAAATTAAAAGGCAAACGTATCATGGTGTGGACATTTATGGGCAACTCCCGAATGTATCAGGCACTCCGTGATTACGGTGACCGCATCGACACCATCGGTCTGTTTTCTTTCAAAGTGGACGCCACGGGAACGATTACTGAAAGCGGTGTTGCTATTAGCAATATGCTGACCTATATCGAAAAGTGGCCACACATCCGTTGGTTGCTTACCGTTGCCAATGACGGTGCGAACAGCATTTTTAAGGCTATCCGTGATAATACGGACGGCGCACAGGACACCTTCTGCTCGGAACTTATCCGTATTATGGAGAAATATCCGTGGTGCAACGGCGTGGATATTGACCTTGAAAAAGGCGATGGATATTCCACCCACGAAGCGTCCACGGCAATGTTCAAGCACATCTACGAAACGGTCAAAGCATATGACTCCACCAAGGAGATGAACATCTGCCTGCCGGGTATGACTTCGGTCAACGGTTCGGTCGGTGGTGAGAACTGGTGCGTATACGGTGACCTCGACCAATACTGTGATACGGCATCCATCATGAGTTACGGTATGGCTTGGGCGGGTTCTGCTCCGGGGCCTGTTTCTCCGAGAAGTTGGCTTGAGGGCATTTATGATTATGCTACCCAGGTGATGAACCCCGACAAAGTGTTCCTCGGTATGCCTGCCTACGGGTGGAACTGGCAGATTTACGATACTCCGGAGAACTTGGGTAAGTATTACAGGGGTACTTCCCACACCTATTATGCTGCGAAATACTGGATGCAGGGTCTGTATAACTTTACGGACGATGCACCTCCGCAACCGTTTATCCCTATCGTTTCCTATTGGGATGACTACGATATGGGACCGTGGGCATTGCCTCATGTGTATGACTACATGGAAGGCAGAGATGCCGTTTACAAGGAATATCCGCAGATGGCAGAGGTGTATAACCGCAGACGTTATCTGACGGCTTATGCCAAACAGCAAAAGACGGAGTTTGGCGATATCATCATCGACCGCAATGCAGAGCCGGACAGCTACGGTGGTGTGGTTTCCGTATCTGAAACATTGGTGACGCTCGGTGATGAGGGTACTGCCACTTACAAATTTACTATCGACGAGGGCGGCACTTACGATGTTGCCATTCGCCTGTGCTATCCGTTTTGGGATAAAAACAGCATTTACGCATCGTTGGACGGCAGCACCGTTCACTTTTCCGAGGACAGGATTTGGTGGCCATATTGGAGGACTACCTTCTGGACTACGCTTGCCAAGGGAGTAAGCCTATCTGCCGGAGAGCATACACTGACCATTTCGGTTGGTGTCAACGGTGTGCAGTTCTATGGTTTTCGTGTTTGCACTGACTTCTCTGAAGAGCCGACTGCAGGGCAAGCGGAATACACCCTCGCTCCGAGAAAGTTCAAAGACGTCAACGGCGATATGGTGGGTCCCGCCACAGGGTTCAAGCTGACCTTGGAAATGCTACGCAGAAAGCCTGACTCGGCACTGGTTTGGTATGAGGACTTCCGTGATGAAGAAAAGATACCGGAAAGCTACTGGACGGTACTTTCCGGGGAATGGGATGTGTGGCAGGAGGATTTGCCCTACGGAGATACAAGCAGACCATACTCACAGCTTGAGGGTTACGGTCAGCTTGCGTGGAACTATAACGCCTTTTCAGACATCCATTTAAGGGCGCAGATTATCTTCCCGGAAGACGGCGGTGGCAAAGCGGGTGTGTTCCTCGGTTCGCTGTTTTGCTGTTTTAATTATGACAGCCAGTGCATTGAACTATATGAGGGGTCAACGCTCAAAGGCAGTTATGCTACCGATTTCTCCAAAACCGCAAAGGCTGACCTGCGTACCAATCCCAATGTTTATACCATTGAGATGCGTAAGCGTGGAAATACCGTGAGGGTCTATTCCTCTGCATCCAATACACTCCGATTTACGGCAACGGTCAGCGGTGGAAGTGGTTATGCAGGCATCCGTTCCGATAACCAAATCAACTGCCAACTGCTCCGTTTGGGCGATGCTTGGACATACGAGCCGTATGAGAGGTTCGATGTGGTAATGCCGGACGGAACGGAGACTTCCTTTGGCAGAATTGAGCGTAGCAACTGCACATGGGATGAGGAGTTCCAGGTGTTCACGCTGACTTCCGATGTGGAAGAGTACAATACCCGCAGTGAGGATATTTCGTTGGACTATGAGTTCTATCATTCTCACATCATGCCGCTTGAGTGCGGGAATGACTATACGGCAAAAATCATCCCAAGGGACATCAATATATGGATTTCACGATTGTTCCTTGGGGACTCGGACGGCTTTTCCATTCTGTACTATCAGGATGTGGACAGCCTGATCTATTGGGCGAACCAGGCGGCATACCGATGGAAACTGCGAGGGATGTGTATGTGGTCCCTTGGACAGGAAGATATGCGAGTCTGGGAGTGGCTGCCTAAACAAACTGAATAACGGCTTTAAGGGGTATCTGCAATTGGGCAGGTGCCCTTTTTGCATACAAAAAATTATGAAAGCGAGGATTTTACTATGAAGGATTTATGGAACACCATTCAAATCATCTTTGCCGCCATCGGTGGTTGGCTCGGCTGGTTTCTTGGCGGGTTTGACGGTCTGCTTTATGCACTGATTATTTTCGTGGTTGTGGATTACATCACGGGAGTCATGTGTGCCGTGGTGGACAAGAACCTTTCCAGTTCGGTCGGATTCAAGGGTATTTGTCGAAAAGTGTTGATTTTTGCGATGGTCGGCATTGCTCATGTCCTTGATGCCAACGTCATTGGTGACGGCAGCGTATTGAGAACGGCGGTTATTTTCTTCTATATCTCTAATGAGGGCGTCAGCCTTTTGGAAAACGCATCCCACCTTGGTTTGCCGATTCCGGAGAAGATGAAGGATATCCTGGAGCAGCTCCATGACCGCGACAATAAGGAAAGCGAGGGAAAGTAACATGAATTTACACAAACTCATTTTAACGGAAAATGCCTGCTACAAGGCAGGCAGGAAAATCACGGTTAAAGGCATCATGGTTCATTCTACGGGTGCCAACAACCCTAATCTGAAACGATATGTGGGACCCGATGATGGTTTGCTTGGCAAGAACCAGTACGGCAATCATTGGAATACTTATCATCCCGGCGGCAGAGAGGTCTGCGTTCATGCCTTTATCGGCAAACTGGCTGACGGTACGATTGCCACATACCAAACGCTCCCTTGGAATCATCGTGGATGGCACGCCGGGGGCAGTGCAAACAACACCCATATCGGATTTGAAATCTGCGAGGACGGTCTTACGGATTATGCCTACTTCAAGAAGGTGTATCGTGAGGCCGTTGAACTTTGTGCCTACCTTTGCAAAGAGTATGGTTTGACCGAGCAGAACATCATCTGCCACTCCGAGGGTTACAAACAGGGCGTGGCATCCAACCACGGCGATGTGATGCACTGGTTTCCAAAGCACGGCAAGAGCATGGATACCTTCCGTGCCGAGGTAAAGGCTCTCTTGGTGACTGCCGATGAAGAGAAGGATGAAACTCCTGCCGAACCTACGGTGACTTATCCTGAAAAACTGACTACGGGTTATTACCGTGTGCGTAAGACTTGGAAGGACAGCAAGTCCCAGGTGGGCGCTTATCGTATTCTTTCCAATGCAAAGGCGGCGGCAGATAAGAACCCCGGCACTTTTGTTTTTGCCAATGACGGCACTGCCATTTATCCTGCCAACAGCACAGCCGAGCCGGATTACCGTGTTCACACGGTGGTCAAGGGCGATACCCTTTGGGATATTGCCGTGAAGTATCTCGGCAAAGGCAGCAAATACACGGAAATCAAGAAACTGAACGGACTTTCTTCCAATGTGATTTACAGCGGTTGGAAACTGAAAATCCCTAACTAACACGATGCCCTCTGAGGATTTTTCCTTGGAGGGCATTATTTTTTTGCCTTGAGGGGGTTCGATTTATCCTGTCTTTTCGCTTATAGGCAGAGGGAACATTTCCACCGTTCCCAAGACTGGAGGAATCATTATGGAAGTAAAACAGATTGAGAATTTTCAGATACCTAACGCCGTGGCACACGAAATCACACAGGAGGAATTGCAGCGAGAATTTGACTATTACAGGGCACAGCAGATGCTTGAAACCATGTTCTTATTCGGCATGATTTCTGTGGATGAATTCCACAAAATATCGGCTTATAATCGCAAAACTTTCTCCCCATTTTTGGCGGAGATTATGGGCTAAATGACTTGATAATTCCGCAATAGTACGGGAATATATCACTACCCAAAAAGCGAGGTGAGTTGATGAAAAGGATAACAAAAATCGGGGTAAACGAAACCCTGGTTCAAAAGAAAAAATTAAAGGTTGCCGCCTACTGCCGTGTATCTACGGCAAGTGATGAGCAGCTTATCAGCCTTGAAGCACAAAAGGCCCACTACGAAGAATACATCCGTGCTAATGACGAATGGGAGTATGTGGGTCTTTACTATGACGAGGGTATCACAGGCACGAAGAAGGATGTCCGTGCCGGACTGCTTTCCATGATTGATGCCTGTGAGGACGGTAAGATTGAGTTTATTATAACCAAGTCTATCAGCCGATTTGCCCGAAACACAACGGACTGCCTGGAGATGGTACGAAGTCTGACCGACCTGGGCATTTCCATTTATTTTGAAAAGGAAAATATAAACACGGGGTCGATGGAAAGCGAGTTGATGCTTTCCATCTTGAGCAGCCTTGCAGAAAGCGAGTCGGTTTCCATTTCCGAAAACAGTAAGTGGTCGGTGCAGAAACGCTTTCAGAACGGCACTTTCATTATCTCCTATCCTCCCTACGGCTATGACAACGATAACGGCACTATGGTCATTGTGCCGGAACAGGCGGAAGTTGTAAAAGAGATTTTCGCATCCTGCCTTGCGGGCAAAGGTACACACGCCATAGCCAAGGAACTGAATGCCAGAGGGATTAAGACCAAGAAAAATGGCAGATGGGGTGCTGGTGCAGTGAAAGCCATTCTTACCAATGAGAAGTACACGGGCGATGTAATTTTTCAGAAAACCTATAGTGACAGCAGTTTTAACCGTCATATCAATTATGGTGAGCGTGACCGTTTCTTTTGCGAAAACCACCATGAGCCGATTATCAGCCATGAGGATTTTGACAGAGTCCGTGCGGTTCTCGACCAAAGGGCAATGGAAAAGGGCAACGGAACAGACACCTACAGATATCAGAACCGATATGGTTTCTCCGGCAAAATCAAGTGTGGAGAATGTGGTGGTACCTTCAAGCGTAGGCAGCATTACAAACCGAGCGGAGATTATGTGGCGTGGACTTGCACAACGCACTTGGAAAGCAAAGCTGATTGTTCCATGCTTTACATTTCCGATGGGGGCATTAAGTTGGCATTCCTTACCATGATGAACAAACTGGTCTACGGTCACAATGTAATATTGAAACCGCTCCTGCGAAACCTGCGTGGCATGGATGATAAAGACAGGCTGCTCCGCATTCAGGAATTGGAAATCCAGATCGAAAGCAACATCGACAGAAAGCAGATTCTTACAAACCTTATGGCAACGGGTGTCTTGGAGCCTGCCGTCTTCAATAAGGAAAACAACACACTGGTGGCGGAGGAACAACGGCTACGAGCAGAAAAAGAAAAGCTGGTCAGCTTCGTTGGCGGAGATAAGGTCAGAATGAAGGAATTGCAAAAACTGATGGCTTTTACTTCCAAGGGCGAGATGCTCACAGCGTTTTCAGATGAGACGTTCCTTGAATTTGTGGATAGCATTACGGTTGAGTCAAGAGAAAAGATTGTATTCCAATTGAACTGTGGACTGAATTTAGCGGAAAGGTTGGTGATGTAAATGACAGCACATATTCCCTACGGATATCGCATTGAGGATGGCAAGGCTGTGGTGGATGAAACCCAGGCAGAACAGGTCAGAACCTTCTTCAAAGAATATATTTCCGGCAAAGCACTGAAGGTGGCCGCCGAAACGGTAGGCTTGAAGATGTTTCACGGCAGTGCCGGACGAATGCTCCGAAATACCCATTACCTTGGGGATGATTATTATCCTGCCATTATAGATCAGGAATTGTTCGATAAGGCGGAAGAGGAACGCCAGTCGAGAGCAAATCAACTTGGCAGGGTCAGAGAATTAAAGGTTAAGGAAATTCCTTCTGCTCCCCTGCATTTTACAATGGGAAAGCAGAAAAAGGTCTTCTATGACCCTTTTGAACAGGCTGAATACGCCTATAGTCTGATAGAAAGCGAGGTTGAAATGAATGCAACAGACTAAGAATATTACCGTGATTCCGGCACGAAGACGTGTCGGTAACACTGCAAAGGAATCCGAAGTACCAAAACTCCGTGTGGCAGCCTACTGCCGTGTTTCCACGGACAGCGATGAGCAGGCTACCAGTTATGAGGCACAGGTGGAGCATTACACCGATTATATTCGTAAAAATCCCGAATGGGAGTTTGCCGGAATTTTCGCTGACGATGGAATAACAGGCACTAACACCAAAAAACGTGAGGAGTTCAACCGCATGATTGATGAGGCTATGGTGGGTAAAATCGATATGATTGTTACCAAGTCTATCAGCCGATTTGCCCGAAACACCCTGGACTGCCTTAAGTATATCCGACAGCTTAAAGAAAAGAACATCCCCGTGTATTTTGAAAAAGAAAATATCAACACGATGGATGCCAAGGGTGAGGTTCTGCTTACCATTATGGCGAGCCTCGCACAGCAGGAAAGCCAGTCGCTTTCGCAGAATGTGAAGTTGGGTTTTCAGTACCGATACCAACAAGGACAGATTACCGTGAACCATAACCGTTTCCTTGGATTTACCAAAGATGAAAATGGGCAACTCATCGTTGACCCCGATGAGGCGGTGGTAGTCAAACGCATTTTCAGAGAGTATCTTGAAGGCGCAAGTCTGCAGCAGATTGCACGAGGCTTGGAGGCTGACGGCATTCTGACTGGCGCCGGAAAGACCAAATGGAGAGCAGAAACCTTGCAGAAAATCCTGAAGAATGAAAAATACATCGGTGATGCACTCCTTCAGAAGACCTACACGGTGGACTTTCTGGAAAAGAAGCGTGTTCCGAACAACGGCTTAGTGCCACAATACTATGTGGAAAACAGCCACGAAGCCATTATCCCCCGTGACCTTTATATGCAGGTGCAGGAAGAAATGATAAGGCGTTCCAATCTCCACAGCGGAAAAGACAGAAAAAAGCGTGTTTATAGCAGTAAATACGCACTTTCCAGTATCGTGTACTGCTCCAAGTGTGGGGAGATTTACCGCAGGGTGGTTTGGAACAACAGGGGCAACAAATCGGTTGTGTGGCGTTGCTGCACCAGAATGGAGAACGGCCCCGGAACCTGTGATGCCGATGCCATTCACGAGTCTGAACTGCAAAGCCTTGTGATAAGAGCAATCAACAGGACACTTGCCAGAAGGGATACAGTGAACGAAACCTTACAGAAGAATGTGGAGGCGGTGCTTACCGGGGCAGACGGCATTCCCCTTGCTGAAATCGATAGCCGTTTGGAAGAACTGCAAAAGGAACTGCTCAAGATAGCAAATTCCAAGGGCAATTACGACAGCATTGCAGATGAGATTTATCGACTCCGAGAAGCAAGGCAGAGTGCCTTGGTGGACAACGCCGAGCGAGAGGGATTAAAACAGCGAATCAGTGAAATGCAGCAGTTCCTTGCAGAGCAGACGCAGGACATCACGGAATACGATGAGCAGTTGGTACGCAGACTGATTGAGAAAAT